TACGCAAATTTTTCGGGGCTGGTAATGGCCTATAGCCCCCGTTGGGCATTATCGGGGGCCGGCGGGCTATTGTTGGCCCTAACCGGCCTCGTTAGGCGAGCGTGAGCGTGGGGCGAGGCTGGCAGGGGGCCGCGGGCCGGCCGTTAGTCGGCGTAATGCGCGTATGCGGAGCCGGCGAGGCCGCGCATACCGCGGCCCCCGCCGCTAATGGCGGGCCGTAGCCATCCCCCCCGCTACGGCCCGCCTAGGGCAATTGCTGGCCCTGGCGGGGCCGTTATTGGCGTTATTGGCTTAACCGGTGCAATATGCGGCTATGGGCAAGCGAGGCCCGGCGCCGACCCCGACCCGCCTAAAGATTCTGAACGGGGCAAAGCGTACGCGGATTAACTTCGATGAGCCGGTACCCATAGAGGGCCGGCCGGTTGGCATGCCCGATAACCTGTCGCCGGTAGCTCGTGAGGAATGGCAGCGCGTGGCGCCTCACTTGCTGCATATGGGGATTGTGAGCGAGGCTGACACGTCGGGCCTCGCCGTGTACTGCGAGGCCGTGAGCCGGTGGCGCCGGCTGGCGACTGAGGCCGCCGACGCGCCAACGTATCTGCCTGGTGAGCGCGGCGCCATCAAGGTTAACCCGATTTTCCGGGCTGAACAGAACGCCGCGACGGTTGTGCGGATTCTGGCGCGTGAGTTTGGGCTGACGCCCTCAGCGAGGGCCGGTATACGCGTTGAGCACGTGATACGGGGCGACGCTGGCCGGCTCCTGACCTCTGATGGCTAGGCAGGCGGCCCCGCCGTGCGGTTACGTGTTTGATGGGCCGGCGTGCCGTCGGCGGGGGCCGCATCGGTGCGGGGGCAGGGTCGGGCATGTTGTGGCGTTTTTCAGTGAGATTCTTACGCATACGAAGGGCGAGTTTGCGCGGCGCCCGTTTGTGCCGTCGGGCTGGCAGGCCCGGGAGGTTTTGGCGCCGTTGTTTGGTGAGGTTATATGGGACGCCAGGCGGGGCCGGTATGTGCGCCGGTATCGCGTGCTCTATTTGCTGTTGCCGCGGAAGAATGGCAAGACTGAGCTGTTGGCCGGTATCGTGCTGTATTTGCTTTGCGCCGATGGTGAGCAAGGCGCCGAGATTTACGGCCTCGCTATGGATCAGTCACAAGCGGCGTTGGTGTATCGCGTGGCTAGGGTTATGGTGCGGAATAGTGACGCGCTCTCGAGCCGTCTTAGGGTAGTGCCGTCGGCCGTGCGGATCACTGATGAGGGCACCGGTTCGCTTTATAGCGTGGTGGCGGGGGATGCTCCCGGCGCTCTCGGTTTTGACCCCTCAGGGGCGTATATTGACGAGTTGCTAACTCAGCCTAACCGTGAGCTATACGACGCTATGCGTACCTCGTTTGGCTCGAGGGCGCAGCCGCTGTTGCTGCTGGCGACCACGGCTGAGGCCGACCCCGCGGGGTTTGCCGCCTCGGAGCGGGAATGGTCCGAACGGGTAAAGGCCGATCCCTCGCTAGATCCTGAGCGGCTATGTGTCATGTATTCGGCGCCGGCTGAGCTTGATTGGCGCCGGCCGGCGACGTGGCGCCGGGCTAACCCGGCGCTGGGCGATTTCCTTGAGCTTAGGACGCTCGCCGCTGAATGCCGCGTGGCTGAGGGCAACCCCGCGGCTGAACGGGCGTTCCGGCAGTACCGGCTGAATCAGCCGGCTAACAAGGTTGGCCGTGCTATCGACCTCGCCGCGTGGGATGAGTCGGCGGGGGGGCCGGTGCCCGATCTCGCCCGGCGGCCTTGCTACGCCGGCCTAGACCTCGCGAGTACGAGCGACCTCGCCGCCTACGCCCTCGATTTTCCCGACGGCAACGGCGGCCATGATGTGCTCTGGCGGCATTACGCTCCCGCCTCAGCCCTCCGTGACTTGTCACGCCGTACCGGTGGCGCCGCCGACGTTTGGGTAGCCGGTGGATTCCTGACGCTCACTGAGGGCAACGTAATAGATTACGCGGCGATTACCGCGGGCCTGGCCGCCGACCGTGAGCAATACGATATCCGCGAGGTGGCATTCGACCGGTGGGGCGCCACACAGCTATCGAGTGGCCTGATAGACGAGGGCTGGCCGCTCGTGCAATTCGGGCAGGGTTTCGCGTCAATGGCGGCCCCGACGGCTGAGCTATTCCGCCTCATCAAAGCTGGCCAGTACCGGCACCATAGCAACCCGGTAGCCCGGTGGCAGGCCGGTAACGCCACGGTACGCACCGACCCCGCGGGCAACAATAAGCTAGACAAAGCCAAATCGGCCGACAAAATAGACGGCCTCGTAGCCGGCGTGATGGCCCTAGACCGGTCACTACGCGGCGAGGCGCCGGCCGAGGAATACGCCGTGGCCGGATTCTGATATGAGGATTTACATAGATACGTGTGATTGGTGGATTGGCTGGTATCGCGGCCCTAACCACCATTACGTTTGCCTAGTGCCGTGCGTGGTTATTCGCTGGAGGCGATAGTGAACGGCGACGAGGATTACGACCTTGACGATTTGCGGCAGCAAGCGAGCGAGCAACTAGACTGGCAAGCCGACCGCGCCGCACGCTACCAATCGTATTACGACGGCGAGCAAGACATACCGGTAATGCTCGAGACTGACGAACGCCGCGCATTCCGGCGCTATTTGCAAGAGAGCGGCGCCAATTGGTGCGAGCTAGTAGTAAACGCCGTGGCCGAGCGGTTGCAAGTTGTCGGTTTCCAATTCGGCGCCAGTAGTGACCGTGCGTGGGATATCTGGCAGGCAAACCAAATGGACGCCGACGCCGAGCTAGTACAGACTGACGCTCTTGTAACCGGCCAGGCGCCCGTATTGATACAGCCCGACGAGGACAACCCTACCGGCGTATCTATCACGCCAGAATCGCCGCTAGAGGCATGCGTACTATACGAGCCGGGCAGCCGCCGGCGCCGCGTATGCGGCTATAAGCGGTTTAACACTAACCGGGCTGGCCAGGCCGACGACATTACCGAGATCCTGATTCTTCCCGATGTTATCGCTACCTGGTATGGCAATAACGGCGAGCCTGATATTGAGGATAACCCCGCCGGCGTGGTCGGCCTCGTTGAGATTGTCCCTCAGCCCCGCACGAGCGGGGCGCCACGCTCTGAGCTAAAGCCTGCCGTTGCCACCGCCGACCGGATTAACACACTGCTCTTTAACAGGCTAGTGGCGTCGGATTACGGCGCTTTCCGCCAAATTTGGGCCACGGGCGTCCGCATGGCGCGGGAGGTTATCAAAGACGAGAAAGGCGAGCCACGCAAGGATAGCGAGGGCCGGCCGCGTACCCGGGCGGTAAAGCCGTTCGACATCGGCGCTAACCGGCTATTGGCTAATGAATCACCTGAGGGCCGGTTTGGCTCATTCCCCGAATCGACATTGCAAGGGTATCTAGCGGCCGTTTCTCAGGACGTGGAAATGCTCGCCGCAATTACCCAGACGCCCCCGCATTACCTGTTGGGCCAAATGGTCAATCTCAGCGCCGACGCGATTAAAGCGGCTGAGGCCGGCCTCGTCGCCAAAGTGAAACGCCGCGCATTGCATATTGGCGAGGCATGGGAAGAAGTAATCAGGCTGGCTCTCGGCATGGTCGGCGACCCCGCGGCCACCGATATAAGCGCGGAGGTTATATGGGCCGATTTCGAGACACGGTCGGAATCTCAGCGCGTGGACGCGCTACAGAAGATGTCAACGCTCGGCGTGCCCACCGAGATCCTCTGGCAGCGGTGGGGCGCCACGCCGCAAGAGGTAGACCGGTGGCGGCAATTGGCAGCCGCCGAGCAAGCACAGCAAGCGGCAAACCAGGCCGCGGCATTGGGCGCCGCCGACATAGCGGCATTGCTCAGCGCCGCCAATGCGGGGCCGGCGGTTGGCTAGCGCCGCCATAACCGCTAACTACCGGGGCCGCCTCGCCGCCGGCTCGGCGGGCCTGCACGCGTTGCTGAGAGCGCTATGGGGCCGCATATACGACCCTCAGCGGCCTATCGCCTCGCTCGCCATGCTCGGCGCCCTGGCGGGCATCCTGACCACGCGGCAGCAAGCGGCAGCCGTGACCACGGCCCGCGGCTACCTCGCCGCGCTTGTCGCCGACGCCTCAGGAACGCCCCTCGCCGGCGTGGCCCCGTTCCCCATGCCGGCCGGCCTCATCGGCGCCGCGGCCAACGGCTCGGCAATACCCGAGCTAACCGGCCTCGCCCCCGCGGTCTACTGGCGCCGCATCGGCCTAGGCCAACCGCCCGGCGACGCCGCCGGCGCCGCTCTGTCATGGCTTAACCGCGTCGCGGCCAGCGAGCCATACCGGGCCGCCAACGTCACGGTTAATTACGGCGCATTCGCCGATGGCAGGCTAACCGGCAGGGTACGCCGTGAGACGGCCGCCGATGCGTGCCAATGGTGTAAAGACAAGGCGGCCCGCGGTTATGTCAGCATACTTACCTATGGGGATTTTTACGCGCATAGCAATTGCCGTTGCACGGCCTCGCCGCAAATCAGAGCTTAGGAAAGGTGATCCCATGAGCGAGCCAACGCCCCCCGCCGGTCAGGCCCCGCCGAGCGCCGGCCAGCCACCGGCCGACGGCCAGAATCAGCCCCCCCGCGGCCCTGAGGCCGGCCCTGGCGAGCCGGCAGGCGAGGGCCGCACCGATGACAACGGCGGCCCCCTCGCCGAGCTTAAATCGGCACTGGACGCCGAACGGCGCAAAGCTCAGGCCGCCGAGCGTGAGCTATCAAAGCTCAGGCAGCAAAGCATGAGCGAGCAAGAACGCGCCGTTGCCGCGGCCAAAGACGCCGGCCGCGCTGAGGGCATAGCCGAGGCTGGCAAGCTTGTAGCCGCGGCAGAATTCAAGGCGGCAGCCGCCGGCAAGCTCGCCGATCCCGGCGCCGCGCTCGAGTACCTAGACCTCTCAAAGTTTGTCGGCGAGGGGGGCGACGTTGACCGCGGCGCCATTGGCAAGCTCGTAGAGAAATTGGCCGCCACCAGCACCGGCCAGGCCACCGGCCGCGTACCCACCGGGCCTCGTGAACCGGCCCCCGACGGCGATTTCCTGAGGGCGCATATGCGGGCCAACCGCTAACCGGTGGCCCCCTGGGGGCCAACTACTTGCATAGCCCGGCGAGCCGTGCGATATTGGCCCCGATGCCGGGTAGCGAGACGCACCGGCAGCCGGTAGCCGAAACCGGGCGGATTACGAGGCGAGACGCCGAGGCCCGGAAAGGGCGCGGCGAGATGCGGCCCTATTCCCGGTAACGCGCAAAGCGGCCTACTCCCCAACCGCACGCGTTACCGGGACCAGAAATGGCTGTATCAGACTTTAGCGGGATCATACCTCCCGCATTCGCTAACCAAATCTTTCAAGAGGCCACAATGCAGAGCGCCGCTCTGCGTTTGTGTACCCGCGTGCCAATGGGCACGAGCGTTAACCAAATCCCCGTTCCGCGTGGCTTTCCTAAAGCCGGCTGGGTAAAAACCGGCGGCAGAAAGCCATTCACGGATCTCAAGCTCGGCGTGGAACAGATTACCGCGGAGGAGATTGCCGCGGTGGTTGCCATTCCCGACGTTTTTTACGATGATTTCTCGATTAACCTCTGGAATTACGCTAGGCCATTGGTTGCCGAGGCAATCGCCATTGGCCTCGATGCCGCCGTATTCTTCGGCGAGGATGCCCCCGACACTTTCCCTGCCGGTGGTATTGCCGCCGTCGCCGCCGACGCAACCGCAGGCGCCGACCCGCTCGCAACGGTCAACAATGCAATGTCGGCGCTCGAGGTACAAGGCGTTAACCCGACCGGCTTTGCCGCCGACGTTGCCGTACGCGGCGCTTTGCGTGGCGTGCGGGGGGCCGACGGCGCGTTCCTCATGGGCGACATGCAATGGCGTGACAGCTCGATTAACTCGCTCTATGGCCTGCCAATCGCCTACGTGCCATTCGGGCAAACCGACCCTGACTTTTTCGTCGGTGGCTGGAGATATGCCATCCTCGGCGTCAGGCAAGACATTCGCTTCGAGACCAGCCGCGACGCGACAATCGTTGACGAAAACGGTGCCGTTATCGTTAGTGGTTTTCAAGATAACGTCACGATTATGAAGTGCTGGGCGAGGTTCGCATTCGGCATTGTCATGCCAGGGACGCCGCGTAACCCCGACGGCGCAAACCCATTCGTCAAGGCAACCGTAGTCGGCGCCGCTACCGGTGGCGGCAACGGCGGCAGCGGCGGGGCCGGTGGCGCAAGTGCGCCAATAGAGCATACAACCGGCCGCGGAACGCAAACGGCCGCTAACCGGCCCGGCAGGCGGGCCTAGTGGCAGAAACCGATAGGCGGCCTGGTGGCCGGCGCCCCGATTGGGAATTGTGGGCGCCGCCACTAGACCCGCCTGCCGAGAACGGGCTACCGCGTGCCCGTGCTGAGGCAATCGCACGGCGCTATTGGAAAACTGACCCGCACCTAGCCGCGGCGCTTATGTGGGAAGAATACGCGGCCATGCTGCCAGTAACGCCGGCGGTTGCGTCGGTATCTACCGGCGTGCAATCAATGACATACGCCCCCGCCTGGCCAGGGGGCGCCTACGGCGAGGCCCTGGCCCGTGCTCAATGGCACCGGGACCAGCGCGGCAACCTCTTTACCGTGCCTCTCAGAGTCGCCGAGCTAGACGAGGGCGAGCCGTGGCCGGTTGATTGGTGGCAGCGAAACCTGGACGAGGCCCCCTGATGGCCCTGGCCCTGGCATGCGACCCCGTAGCCCTGTACCCGCCAGGGGGCGAGGATAGCCACGGCTGGGCATTGCCGGGCACCGACCCCGTAGCCGGCGCTGAGCTTGCCCCTGAGGCCGTTTGGGAGGGCATAGGCAACCTCCAGCCTCAGGCCAGCATGTCTAACGCCGGCGCCGACGCCGGCGGGGGCCACGGCCCATTTGACCCCGCCTCAGGCGCCGTCGCCTCGCTTATGCTCCCGCCTGATGCCCCGCTCGCCGATGGCATGGTGGCGGTAATTGACGGCACGCCGTACGCCCTCAGCCAATGCCGCAAAATGCGAGATCCGCGCTGCGACGGCGACGGCCTCACCTGCTGGCAGGCAACCGCTACCGGCATGCAATGGGGGCCTGACAATGGCCCATAGCCAACGAGGTACGGCCGGCGCCGTTAGCTACCACGTTATTAACGGCATAGCCGCACGGCTCGCCGCGGACGCCGGCGTGGCCCGTTTCGCTGAGGCAATGCGCAGCGAGCTACAGGCCGCCTCGCCGCACGGCCCAACCGGTGACTATGCCCGCGGCTGGCAGATACGGCGGGGCCGCGTACCCGCCGTACGGATTATCGAGAACGCCACCGACTACGGCCGGTATGTCGAATACGGCACAAAGCATATGAGAGCACAACCGGTCCTAGGCCAGGCGATAGCGAGGCGCCGCCGATGAGCACGCCGGCCCTCGTCATCCCTCAGCCCGATATAGAGGCATGGGTATGGGAAAACGTGCGGGCCGTGCCCGGTGTTACCTCATTCATGTATGCCGCCGAGCACGGTTGGCCGCCGTGGCTAGTCGCCTACTCGATACAGGCAGACGCACGGGCTAAGACAAAGCAAGCGGCCCGCGACAAAGCCGAGCGGGTACGGCAGATAGTCGCCGGCCTGCCTGATTTGCGTTGGGCTAACGGCGTGGTCTGCTATTCCCAATGCATAGACGGCCCGTTTTGGCTGCCTGACGAGGATGGCGGGCCGCGCTATTGCCAACGGCACGAGATCCGGGCTAGGCCGCTACGGTCGGCGCGGGAGATTATCCCTGATTTCCCCGGTGGCGGGGGGTCGCCGCCTAGCTCACAAGGCCCGCCAGGGCCACCAGGCCCGCCAGGGCCACCAGGCCCGCCAGGGCCAGCCGGCCCGCCAGGGCCGCCGACAATTATCCTCGGCACCATTACCGAGGATCAATTGCCGCCTACTGGCGAGCCGGGGCAGGCGTGGATAGTAGATCCGGGGGGCCGCCTATTCGTATGGCGTGATGGCAATTGGAGACGCGGTTAATGAGTACGCCAGGATGGGCGAATGTAGGGGTAATCCGCGGCCCCGCCGGCCAGCAAGGGCCACCAGGCGTGGCCGGCGCACAAGGCGAGCAAGGCATACAAGGGCCACCAGGCCCGCAGGGGGACCAGGGAATACAGGGCGTACCTGGCCAGCAAGGCGAGCAAGGCATTGCCGGCCAGCCTGGCGAACCGGGGCCAGGATTCCGATTCCGCGGCAGCGTGGCAACGGCTAGCGAGCTACCCGATAGCGGTAATCAATTGGGCGACGCCTGGTATATCGAGGATACCGGCATCATGGTTATTTGGGTTGACAACCTATGAGCTTGCCGAACGGTTGGGCGCCGATAGGCGAGATACGCGGCCCGGAGGGGCCACAAGGCCCGCCGGGGCCGGCGCCGATAATCCACGTCGGCCCGCAGCCGCCACTAAATCCGGTCCCTGGCACGCTTTGGCTGGATACCTCATAATGAGTACCCCGCAGGCCGGCCCGCAATGGCAAGCGCTCATTGACGACTTTAACCGGCCAAACGACCGGCTAGACGCCGGCGCCGGCGCCCCTATCTGGTTTTCCGGCTGGATAGATTCTAACTGGCCTGGTGACTTGCGCGTCATTAACAACATGCTAGGGCAGGCAAGTAACGCGTGGAATCAGGCTTATGTCAGGCCAGCGTTCCGCCAAATCCGCTCTGACTTTGACGTGGTAATTGATTGTGTCACGGCCCCCTCTACCAGCAACAGCGGCGAGTTTCACCTCCACGTCCTATTGCAAAACCCCGGCACGCAACGCACCGGATTGGCATTCATCAGGACCGGCACCACGTGGATTCTCCGCCGTGCGGTTAATGGTGCGAATACTCAGCTCGCCTCAGCGTCGGGGGCGACGGTTGCGAGCGGCAATACATTTTGGGTAGCCAAACGGGGTAATACCCTAACGGCCTACCGGCGCCCGTCGGGGGGAAACTGGGCGCAATTGATAACCGCGGCCAATGTCGGCGCCCCCGCTAACGGCTGGACGGCCGGCGCCGTTGGCATAGAAATAGCCGAATCTACCTCGCGTTGGGATAACTTGCGTGGCGGGCCATTCGTGGGTGGGGTGGCCCTCAAACGCTGGAATGGCAGCGCATGGGAAGCCGGCACGCTTAAAGCGTGGAGCGGTAATGCATGGCTTACCGCTAAAGCATGGGATGGCACGCGTTGGCGGCCCGCCGAGAGAACCGGGCCGCCATGAATTACCAATCCGTACCGGGCAGGCCCCCGCGCCCTATGCGCGGGAATGTTCCCGCCCGAACCGTCGGAAAGGACAAAGGAAAGTGACAACACCACTGCAGGAATTGGACGCTTCGCAGGTCCAGGTCGGTACACCTAATGGCCCGGGTATCTATATTGCCCCGCCAATGACGCCCCCGCCCGCGGATACAACCTCAGAATGGCCGGAGCCGTGGCATGTATTGGGATACCTGAGCGAGGACGGCCCTACTGTCGGTTCCGCCAGTGACTCCGAGGATTTGGTACCCTGGCAGAGCCTTTCACCAATTCGGACAATTCGGACAAGTAGATCAGTTACCTTGCAATTCGTGCTCTGGCAACTAAATCCCGAGACGCTATCCCTGTATTTCGATACAGATACGCCAACCGCCGACCCCGACGGCTCATTCTCAATGGACGTCCGCACCGACGAGAGCGGCCACATTTACGCCGTCGGCATTGACGCCCGCGACGGCAACCGCGTCCTACGGCTGGCATTCCCACGGGCAAGCCTTTCCGACGCCGGCGACATGCAAATCCAGCGCGGCGCAATCGTCCCCCTCGATTGCACGCTATCCGCGCTCGAGACAAACGGCAGCCTCGCCACAATCCGTATCGGCCCCGCCGTCGCCGGGCTGGCAATGGACGTAAGCGACAACGGCGTAAGCACCACGCGTACCCGTAACGGCAACGGCAACGGCAACGGCCATACTCAGCCGGCGCCACGCGGCCGGCGTCACAGTGAGCCGGCGGAATGACAACCGCTCGCGCCGTGCACAACGGGCGAGCCGAAAGATTCGATCTAGACGCCGCGGCAGACGCCGCGCTAAAAGACCAGAATCGAGAGCCGTTCCGTTTCAGCTATAAAGGCGCCGACTACGAGATCCCCAACGCCTCAGCATGGCCGCTCGAGGCGCAACGTCAATTGAGCAAGGGCGAACTAGAGGGCGCCCTAGGCATGTTGCTGGGCACCGATGAAATGGACGCGCTCTCTAAAGCGGGCATAACCGTCGGCGAGCTAGGCGTCCTATTCGACGCTATCGGCCAGGCGTCGGGTATTGGTGACCTCCCAAATTCCAGAGCGCGGCAGCAAGCCGGTTCGACCCGGAAATAGAGGCCGTGCTCCTATCGGCATATGGGGTTGACTCGCTCAGCCCCGACGTATCGCTACGGCGGATTTGGGTTTTGGTTAACCGCCTGCCGCCGAGCTACCGCACGCCCGGCGAGCACTGGTCAACCGAGAGCGAGCTACTGGCCTTGCTGATAGACCATGTAGCCCAGCTAACGTGGATCACTCTCCGCGCCAACGGCGCTAAAGCCAACAAGCCGAAACCCCTCCCCAGGCCACCGGCCCGCTCTGTAAGCGGCCCTATGGCGCCCTCAGCGCCGCCTAGGGCCACGCCTGCCGCCAGGGGGCCGGCGCCCTCCGCCACGTGGGCCGACGCTATAAGCAAGCTCGCCGGCCTGCCGAGCGTGGAAGTGCATCATGGCTAATTACAACTACGCCGGCCTACGCGTGGTGGTCACGGCCGACACCAGCCCGTTCGCCCTGCAAGTACGGCAGGCCGCGCAATCGGCCGGCCGGTCGGCAGGCGAGACGCTAGGCCGCGGCCTCAAAGACACGGCCAAATCAACCGGCAAAGCCATAGCCACTACCTTTACCCTCGCCGCAGCCGGCGCCGTCGCATTCGGCGCCAAAGTAACCGCGGCAGGCGTCGCCTATAACACGCTTTACCAATCATCAACCAAAGCGTTTACCACCATCCTAGGTTCGGGTAAGGCCGCCGAATCTATGATGAAAGACCTTGCGGCGTTCTCAAAAACTAGCCCATTCCCGCGGCAAGCCTTTATACAAGCCACCCAGCAAATGCTAGCGTTCGGCTTTAGTAGTAAAGAGGTACTGCCGACCCTAGACGCGATACAGAACGCCGTAGCGGCTACCGGTGGCTCAGCGGCAGATATAGGCGAGATAGCCAACGTACTGTCTAAGGTGC